CACGGCCTGTCACCGGTGCTGGCTATCCTTGATGAGGTCGGTCAGGTGCGTGGGCCAACGGATGCTTTCGTTGAGGCCATTGAGACCGCCCAGGGCGCGCACGACGATCCGCTGTTGATTGCGATCAGCACGCAGGCGGCAACGGACGGTGATCTGTTTTCGATCTGGCTGGACGACGCCAAGAACGCCAAAGACCCGCGCATCGTCAGCCATGTCTACACCGCGCCAGAAGATTGCGAGATCATGGACCGCGATGCGTGGAAGGCGGCCAACCCGGCGATGGGCGAGTTTCGCAGCCTGAAGGATGTCGAGGACTTCGCCAAGCAAGCTGCGCGCTTGCCTGCAAAGGAGGCCAGCTTTCGTTGGCTGTATCTAAACCAGCGGGTCGAAGGCGTCAGCCCGTTCTTGAACCGGAGCGAATGGGAGGCCAACAACCAACAGCCCGACATCCCGCTTGGCGGCATGTGCTACGCAGGTCTGGACCTGTCAGCCAGCCGCGACTTGACCGCATTTGTCATGGTGTTCCCTGACGGCGACAAATACCACATCGTGTCAAATTTCTTTCTGCCCAGCGATGGACTGCGTGAGAAGGCGATGGCGGACAAGGTGCCGTATGACATCTGGGCAGATCAAGGTTACCTGACGCTGATTGACGGTCCGGTTATTATCCCTGCTGTCGTCGCCCGTCACGTTGCGGAGGCGGCTGAGGAATACGACATCCAGATGCTGGCGTATGACCGCTGGCGGATCAACGACTTCCAGCGCGAGTTGGACATCATCGGCGCGCAGGTGCCGATGGCACCGTTCGGTCAGGGCTTCAAGGACATGGCCCCGGCGGTCGATAAGCTGGAACGGCTAGTCGCTGAACGGAAACTGCTGCACGGCAGCAACCCGATCATGAACATGTGCGCGGCCAACGCTGTTGTGGAGCGCGATCCTGCGGGCAATCGCAAGATGACCAAGGGCAAGTCTGCGGGCAAGATCGACGGGCTTGTGGCGCTGGCAATGGCGCTGGGCGCTGAATCGCAAGAGGACGCTGCTTTGCCGCCGTCGCCGTGGGACGATCCGACCTTCCAGATGACGGCTTGATAAGCGTGAAGCCACTGTTGGCCTTTAGATTTGCGGAGAAAAGGCTGCGTTCGCGTTACCCTTTCCATTTGGCCCTGACTGATGTATCATTGCATCGAAACCATGCGCGTGGACCTGAACTAATGGGCATCTTTGATCGCTTCCGTAAGCCTGAAAAACGTACTCTTGAAAACCCGAACGCACCGGTTTCTGCCGAAGATTTCTTGCAGGTTATGGGCTGGGGCGGCGGTTTGTCCGAGTCCGGCATCAATGTCACGATTGACAGCGCGCTTGGCGTTCCTGCCGTATGGGCCGCCGTCAACTTCATCAGCGGCACGCTGGCTGGCCTGCCCTTGCACGTCTACCGCAAAACCAGCAAGGGCCGTCAGCGCGTTGAGACAGGCCCGCTTGCTGGCATCCTGCACGACGTAGCAAACGATGAAATGTCGTCTTTTGAGTGGCGCAAATATCTTTTCGATCAAGTGTTTACCGGAGGTCGCTGCGTCAGCTACATTGAGCGCACAGGCAATGGGCAGGTTGCCAACATTTGGCCGCTGGACCCGCACCACACGCGCGTTGACCACGTTCAAGACGGGCCAAAGATGGTCAAAGTTTATACCTATAAAGGTATCAAGTATCAGGCCACCGAGGTCATCGACATCAGCTACATGCTCAAAGCCAACCAGCTTGACCTTCGCGGCCCGATTATGACCAACAAAGACGCGATCGGCTTGGCCATTGCGGCGACTAAATACGGTTCCAAGGCATTTCAATCCGGCGGCATCCCACCAATGACGCTGCAAGGCCCGTTCCAGTCTGGCGCAGCGGCACAACGTGCGTCTGAGGACGTTGCCAAGACCACGGCCAAGCTGGCGCGCGAAGGCAAACCGGTCATGGCTATCCCAATGGGGCATGAGTTGAAGCCCGTCGGGTTTAACCCAAGTGAGATGCAGTTGATTGAGTTGCAGCGTTTCAGCATTGAGCAGATCGCGCGCATCTACAGCCTGCCGCCGATTTTTTTGCAAGACCTTACGCGCGGCACCTATAGCAACACCGAGCAACAGGATTTGCACTTTGTCAAGCATACGCTGAAACGGTGGATTGAGCAGTTTGAGCAGGAATTGAACCTCAAGCTGTTCCCGCGCGGATCAAAGTTATACGTCGAGTTTAATGTTGACGGCCTTCTGCGCGGCGACTTCAAGACCCGCATGGAAGCACACGCGACGACAATCCAGAACGGGATCCGCACACCGAACGAAGTGCGCGATATTGAGAACATGAGTCCGATGCCAGCAGGCGATAGCCTGATGATACAGGGCGCAACGGTTCCTATTGGATCGCAAAACCTGGGGGTTCCTGATGCTGTTATTGAATGACGACAGGGTTGACCCCGGCTGCGCTGCCGTGACACTAGACGCGGCCCCTAGTCTCGTGGTATCTTTGCCACATAGTTTGGAGGCCCCGATGGTTAAATCTGAAATCCGTGCGCTTGGTGAGCCTGTCGAAATTCGGCAGGAAGATGATGGCCTCATTCGGGTCGCTGGTTATGCCGCTGTTTTCGGGCAGGAAACTAACATCGGCGGCTTTTTTACAGAAGTGATTGAGGCCGGTGCATTCACGTCTGCACTTGAGCGCAACGATGACGTTGTGTTCTTGGTCAACCACGATGGCCTGCCATTGGCGCGCACGCGGTCTGGCACTTTGCGTCTGTCGCAGGATGAGCGCGGGCTTTACATTGAAACGGAACTAGACAGTGACGATCCAGATGTCCGAGCGATTGTTCCCAAAATGAAGCGCGGCGATCTGGACAAAATGTCGTTTGCGTTTGTGGCAACGCGGCAGACTTGGGACGACAGCGGTGACATGCCAAAGCGCATGATCAACGACTTGCAACTTTATGACGTGTCAATCGTGACCACACCGGCTTATGATGGCACCGAAATCGGTTTACGTTCATTGCAGCAGTATCGCGATGAGCAAAACAAAACCCAAGCTTTACGACGCCTTCGGATGAGGGCCAGCTTGGCGAAATAGCAGCGGCTCCCGCTGTTACTGCCCTGTCCTGCACCTTGGGCAAGTGCTTGGACCTGATCGTCGTGATGACAGACCAGTTCCCTAAGATGGAGGCCCGTGATGGCTGAGATTAAAGAACTGCGGGAGAAGATGGCGAACATTGCCACCGAAGCCCGCTTCAAACTGTCGGAAGTGACAGACACTACCACAGAAGCCCGCGCTGCTGAGATTGAGCGCGAGTTTGACGCCATGATGGCTGACCACGACAAGCTGGGTCAGAAGGTTGAGCGCCTGCAAAAGGTTGAGGCCGCACTTCGGGCTGGCGAAAGCATTGATCTGTCCCGTCGCCCAATGGCGGACGCAGGCTCTGCACGCGCTGTCGATGAGGGCTTCAAGATGGACTATCGTTCGGCGTTTGCCGAGATGATTGCCAACGGCGGCGAAGGTTACGTCGATCAGGAAGTGCGCAACGTTCTGAAAGAATACCGCGTGCAGACTGGCGGCACCAATTCGGCTGGCGGTTTCACCGTTCCAACGGAACTGGCGACCTTCATTGAGAAGGCAATGATTGCAACTGGCCCAATGTATGGCAACGAGTTCTTCACTGTCATCAACACCGTTGCAGGCAACCCGTTCAACATCCCAACCGTTGACGACACCACTATCGCTACCGAAGCACACACCGAAGGCACGCAGCCAACGGATGACGCTAGTAACGACGTGACATTTGGTCAGAAATCTCTGGGCGCGTTTGCCGAGGACTCTAAGTGGGTTCGTTGGTCGGCAGAACTGAACGCAGACAGCGTCCTGAACATGGAATCGCTGCTGGGTGAGTTGCTGGGCGAGCGTCTTGGCCGTATCGCCAACGCAAAGCTGACAACCGGTTCGGGTTCTTCGGACGTTGAGGGCATCGTGACCAACTCTGGTGCTGGTAAAGTTGCAGCCGCAACCAACGCCATCACTGCGGATGAGATCATCGACCTGATCCATTCGGTTGACCCTGCTTACCGCACTTCGCCAAACACCGCGATCATGATGGCTGACGCCACCTTGTCCGCTGTGCGCAAGCTGAAGGACGGCGACGGCAACTACCTCTGGCAGATGGGCAACTATCAAGCTGGCGTTCCCCAGAACCTGCTGGGCTACAACGTTGTCGTCAACCAAGCAATGGCCAACCTCGGTTCGGGCGTTTCTTCGAAGGTCATGCTGTTTGGTGACATGTCGAAGTTCTACGTCCGCAAGGTCGGCGCACCCGCGCTTTACGTTGCGCGCGAGCGTTTCGCACCTGACTTCGGCATCTTGGGCTACATCCGTTTCGACGGCGTGTTGACCAACACTGCTGCGATCAAGCACCTCGCAACTGCAGCGTCTTAATCAACTTCTTGGTGGGGCGGGTTATCCTGCCCCACTGCCTAAGTTGATTTTATAGGAGGCACACAATGCCAAAGGTTAAACTTCTCACTTCGATGGCAGGCATCGACTTTTCGCACAATCAGGGCGACGTGATTGACTGCAACGATGCAGAGGCTGTTCGCTTCATTGCTGCTGGCATCGCTGAACCCGTCGTCGCGGTTAAGGTTGAGCGCGCCGTACAAAAGCCGTACACGCGCAAGGCTGCTAAAATCTCCGAGGACGAATAATCATGTATCAGCCCTTGGCCAGCTTTGACGCTTTGCAGCTGCTTGAGGCACCTGCTGCGGCACCCGTCTTGCTGGCGGAGGTTAAGGGGCAGTTGGGCATTGAGCATCCAGACCATGACTTGATGATTGACCGCCTTATCAAGACTGCGGCGTCTTACACAGACGCAAAAGGCGCGCTTGGTCATGCGATGATTACGCAGAAGTGGGGCCAATGGGTTAACAGCGTTCCGCCGCAGTATGTCCGGCTTGCTATGGGTCCGCTGATCGAGGTCACGGCGGTCCAGTATTACGACATCGACGGCGCTTTGCAGACCGACACGCTGTCAAACTACGAAATCACCGGCACAGACTTCACAACCCAGATTGGGCCAAAGTCTGGGTTCAACTGGCCCGTGACGCAAGATCGGGCTGACGCGATCCGCATTGAATACACGGCAGGCTACGGGGCGACATCTGCCAGCGTGCCGGAGACGCTGCGCCATGCAATGATGCTGCTGATCGGCCACTGGTATGACAACCGCGAAAACACGATGATGGATGAGTTGTCCAACATCCCGTATGGCTTTGACATGCTGGTCGATATGCACCGCAGGGCTTGGTATGGTTAGGGCAGGGTCATATCGTGATCGGGCTACATTCCAGCGCCTTGTAGAGGGCGCTGTTGACGATTACGGAAACCTTTACACCGGCTGGTCGGATGTGGCCACACGGTCAGCCAACTTGCGTGAGCGCACCGGCAAAGAGGCGATCCAAGGTGGGGCGCTTTCTGACGTTGGCCCAGCCACGATGCGGGTTCGCAAAGACAGCGTTACCGAAACGTTCACAGCAGCGGATCGCGTGCAGGTTCGGGGCCAGACCTGGGCGATCAAGGATGTGATGCAAGTTGACGACAAAGGTACCGTTCTTGAGTTTCTTTTGATGCGCGGGGTGGCATCGTGAGGGTCGTTGGCGCGAAGAAACTGAGCAAGCAACTGCGGGATCTGCCGGACGCTGTTCGCATTGATGTTGAAAAAGCGATCCGTCGCAATACAGAAGCCGGTGCGCGGATGGCGCGTCAGCTTGTTCCCGTTGAAAGCGGCGAGTTAAAGGGCTGGATATTTACGAAATACGACACGCAAGACGGCTTTCGCGGTGCCGTAGAGGCTGCGCCACCAACCAAGCAGGCCCAGATCAAGGCGGGTTCGGTCGAGTTTGGCCGCACAAAAGGTGATCGCGGCACAACATCCCCAGCGCCTTACATGCGGATCATGCAGAAGCACATGGCAAAGCGATTTAAAGCCAGCATCAAAGCGGCGGTTAACAAAGCTGCGCGGAGGGTGACAAATGGCTGATGGATTTGCACTTGCCCTGCAAAAGGGTCTGAGGGCCGCATTGGTTGCGAATACTGGCGTGGCCGCGTTGGTCGGCGCAAGAATATACGATGAGCCGCCGCAGAATGTGACGTTTCCATATATCCGCTTTGGCGACATTGAGCCTGGCGCGTTTGACACTGACACGATTGAAGGGTCATTGACTGGCATATCCATCGAAGCCCACTCTCGCAGCGCTTCAGGCCGCGTGGAGGCCGTTAGGATGGTCGAGGCTGTCAGGGATGCGCTACACCGGCAAGAGCCGTCCGTGACGGTCGCTGGACATACGCTGGTCGAATTGATTTACCAGACATATTCGGTTACAAGAGACAATGAAGGTCGTGGCTACACGGCAGTCATTTCGCTTCAAGCGATGCTTGAAAAACCCGCCTAACCCCGCGCCGTGGGCAAGCGCAAACTATGGAGGCCAAAATGGCTAAACAACTTGGACGCGCCCTGCTTGTCAAAATTGGCGACGGGGAATCTAGCGAAGCATTTGCTAACCTGTGTGGATTGAACAGCAAGTCCCTGACGATCAACAACACCGCAATTGATGTGACTACACCTGACTGCACAGCGCCCGAAGGTGCTTTGTGGACTGAAACCCTAGCTGGCCTGAAGAACGTTTCAGTCAGCGGCGACGGTTTCTTTGAAGACAGCACCACAGAAGCGCGGATGAACACCGTGGCGATGGCCGCAGACAACAAGGCTAATTTCCAAGTCGTTGTTCCTGACTTTGGCACATATGCTGGTTCGTTCCGCATCACATCGCTGGAGTTCGGCGGCGAGACAGAAGGCGGCGTGACCTATTCGCTGTCGCTGGAAAGCACCGGCGTCGTTACGTTTACGGCTGCTTAATGACTATCACGGCTGAAGCGCCGCGTGGGGGTGTCGTCGAGTATATTGGCGACACCTCTTATTCGTTTGTCCTGCGCAATCGTCAGATTGAGCGGTTTGAGGACAAGCACCGGGGCATCTTTGA